GCGTTCTTTATTTTTCTTACGCCATTCTGGATTCTGCGCCATTCTCTTCATGCCTTCTTTTAGCTTACTATACCATTCATCACTGGAATATATTTCTTGCATTTTTTTTAAAAACTTGGGATTTTTCCAAAGATTTTCTGAAAATTCTTTTGTAAATCCTCTTCCCCCTTCTACCATATTCGCAAGGTTTTGAAGTCCCACCTCTTCAATCAATTCACGTTCTTTATTAAAGGCTTCTTCCTCGGAAAGATTTTCATGAAGTATCTTTACAATATATCCGTGTTTATTAACCGTGTTATTCCAGTGGTCGTTTCTACGTCTTTTTTCCCAGGCACGTTTACCAATACCTTTTCCAATATAAAAAAGTTCGCCGGTATCCGCTTTATAATGACCGTATACATATGCATTATTTTCAGACATAATTTAACTTACCTCGGCGGTGGATTATACTTCTTCCATCCTTTATGATGTAATAATTTACCAGAATTAACTTCATACATCCCACTCCTTGATAAGTTATGTTCTTTACAGAAGTTTGTCAAGTTTATAACAGGACTGTAAATTTCTCCTGCAGGGCTTATGAACCCTACATAAGTTTTTTGTAATTGTAATATTGTTTTATTTTTTGATTGTTCAGAATTTCTAGTTTGCTTAATTTTTTCAATTCTGCGTTGTCTAGTTTCTGGATTATTCCAACTATTCTTCGCATTTTCTGCTTTCATTTTTCTGAACTCTTCTGAAGAATTTCGTTCTATTGCTTTTAATCGTAGTTTTTCTTTAACTTCTGCACGACTGTTTACTTCTTTTGCAATTTGTTTTCTTTTTTCTCGGTTTTCTGGTAGTTCGTAGTATACTTTTACACGAGAACTCATTAATTCTCGTTCCTCATCAGTATAAATTTTACCAGACACGCCTTCACCGCCATCGGTTAAATTTACCAATTTACCCGTTCCCAAATTTCTACGACCATACTCATTTATTAATTTTTGTTCTAGTAATATAGATTGTTCTTCGGTTAAGTTTTCTTCTACAATTTTAACGGTAAAACCATGTTTGTTTACTACATTGTGCCAGAACTTATTTCTACCCGACAATTTGTATGCTCGTGACCCCTTCCCTTTTCCTATATAAAAAACTTCGTTGGTATCTTCCGTGAGGTGTAAATAAACATAAAACATACTCAATCTCTAAAATAAAAACCCCCTACTTTCAACCAATAGCGATTGCGGCGCGATTGACATACTCATAGGGGGTAAATTTATACTGTTGTAGAGAATGCCGCAATCACTCGTCTACCCCTATAAATAGTAGGAATTTATGTTTTATTTACAATTTCAAGGTATTTAAACAATGCTAACTCCTTCTTTTTGCACTCTAAATCCACATCAATATCCAAACCATAATCATTAATGCGAGAAAACACATAATCGGCGTGAGCACGAGGATTACCAGAGACAGCTTCATTAATATTTTTAGATTCGCTGTAGTGAAAAAGCGGCTTAATTCCTTTGGGCCACGTTCCTGCTGCGATACGAGCCGCGTCTTGTGATGTCCATCCATCGGGGTGAAATTCATGATGAAAATAATCAAAGGTGATAGGAATATCAATTACACTGTGTAGATAGTGATATAGTTGTCGTACAGAAAACGCATTTTCCTTGTCATCGTTTTCTACAACCAATCGTGACTGACAATTTTTAGACAGTCTGTGGTAATTGGAAATCCACCGATATGCCACGTCTTGTGAAAAATTCATACCGACATGGATATTGATTGCGTTGTATGGAGTGTTACTAAGTCCCATCATATCAAAAACTTTAGAATGAAGTTCTAGGTCTTTGATGGAATTAAGTACAACGGATTCCTTCTCCGATCCCAACTTGACAAAATGATCGGGGTGTGCCGTGACACGTTGCTTTGTGGATGTGGCAAGAATACTGGCATTTACCAGTGTTCGTGCAATTTCGTTGATGTGCGGAAGGTCGTACAGATCATACTCCGTACCCCACGGGAAAATACCCGACCCCATTCGGAATACCGTGATGTTATTATCGGCATTCCATTGTAAGATTTTTACAAGATCACGTGCATTAGCAAGGGCAAGTTCAGACGCATACTTCAAACCTTTTTCTTTGAAGGTGCGTTGAATCATTCCTCGTCCAGTACTAATCTTCTGTTTTTGTAATGTAACATTAATACAACAATAACCGACGTTATGTGGCATATATGTAACCTTTGGTTGGGATACTATCAATTTAACACATTAACAACAAGTTGTCAAGTATTATCTTTTATTTATTACGTTTTCTTTATATAGTTTTGCTAATGGGTTATTAATCCATTTACTTGTATCATCCCAATTAAATGAAGATTCCATCCAATCGGGTATACCGTTTCCATTCAAATCTAAATATTTGTCTAATATTTCTTTTTCCGTTACCTGTTCTTCTACAAATATATTATCTTGTTTTAATGGTTCTTCCACCGTGTATATTTTATATGGTTCAATTTGCTCTTCGTTTATAACAGTAGTGACTTCTTTAAGTGTAGGTTCTGCTGGTTGTAGTATCGGCTCTTCCTCACGTTTAGTATTATTTTTTATTAGAAAATTAACTGCAATTACTAATGCTACCGCTAACGGATCAAAAACTAATACAATGACGAGCGTAAACCATTTGACCACCGTATCAAGGTCAGTGCCCAATACTTTTGCAATATAGACGAAAGTGCCGATATCACCGTTTGTTTCAATTTCCACACGTTTGCTAATACTGATGCCATTGAGACTATCCCTCTGAGCTGAAAGGTTTGAAATTTCTTTTTGTAGTGTCGTAACATTTTTATCCGCTTGATTTAATGCGTTTTGTGCCGCACGAATGGTAGAACTATTTCCTGTCGTGGATTTAGATACCATATTATCCAAACGAGTTTCTTGTTGGTTCCGTAAACTTATTAATTGATTAAGACGGTCTTCTTTTCGTTTGATATCCTGTTCTACACTACCAACCCGTCCTTGGACTGTTTGGATGTCAGCATTCAACGCTAATGGGGTTGCAGACACCTTAGCGTAAGCTGACGAGAGGTATCCGTAAATACCCGCAGACGTAATAACCATTAATATTAGAGCAGCAACCGATAAGTAATATTTAAGAGTTTTTGGAATCTCTTGCCAGTATTGATATAAAAATGATATACTAACAATCTTTCCCAATTCCAGTGCTGCCGCCATTACCCCCGCACTTAATGCAGCTCCCGCAAATAATTTTGCAATCCCTGTGACCGAAAAAACTGCGGCACAAAGTGCGACAAATGTTGCGGTAAGTGAAGTGATGGTAATTAATGATTTTCGTGTATTCATATATGTCTCAAGCGAAACACGACTAGAGAACTTGTGCTCCCTAGTCGTGCTGATTCTCCATAGTAATAAGGGTTACTAGTTGAACATAACTTTTGAAGGATCACCCCCTCGTTAGTAAGTTATGTTAATGGTGGAACAACCGCAATTACAATCATTACATCCACACATACTAGACCTCCATTTTTTAAGTTTTAATTACTTGATTACCACAGTCTTCGCTTTGTTCTCCTTAGTTTGAACTTTACGTGGAATAGTAATATGAAGTAACCCATTATTGAAAGACGCATCCACCTTATCTGGATCCAGCTGATCAGTGAGTCTAAAAGAACGACTGAACGAGCTACGCTTCAATTCACGAAGTAGATAAACAGATTTATCAGTTTGCTCACCCTGCTGTGCGGTCTTTCCAACAATACTTAGAACATCGTCCTCAATCTGAATTGAGATGTCCTCTTTGTTATATCCTGCAATTTCTGCTTCAATTTCAACTTTATCATCCGATGCTAACACATTAACCTTTGGGTATGCTGCTTTTGCAAATGGTTCAATTCCAAAATTCTTGTAGATGTCTGGAAACTGTCCACGAAACGCGTCATCAAAAAACCTATCAAATGTGTTTAAAAGATTATCACGGTTGAATTCCAATTCCTTTTCAATAACCGATTTTGGTACCCGTTGTACTGTCCACTTTGTCATATACTTCTCCTTGTATAAAGTTTCCGTTTCCACTATTGGATAACGGTGGTAGGAACCCCGAAGGCGTCCCTAAAATAAATATGTTGTAATGTTAAAAACGTGTATTGTCGTTTTCCACTGAGCAGGCCATGTGGTCAGCCCAGTGAATAATTCGTGGAAGATTCGTTTTCATTGCATACGGAGCAAAATTAATAAGGTAACTCTTGGTTCCTTCGTCATATAGACCATCGGACAACTTAATACTCAACCATTCATTCTGTGTAATCTGAATATTAAACTTCTGGAGTAGGAATAGTGCCCGATCCGTCACCTTAAAATATTGTACATTATCATTCAACTTGTACATTTCCCCACGCTTACGATGCCAGTCGGAGTCTTGATCTACGTAGTGCGGACCTTCATCGGGGTTCCCCAACTTTCCAAGATCGTGATGGAGTGCGGCAAAGATAAGTTCTTGTTTGGTAAAATTAACGTCTCCATCCAACGTTTTATATAGCGAAGCCATTTTTAGTGCAGTGTCGGTTACACGAAGTACGTGATCAATATAACCACCCGGCCAAGCGTTGTGAAAATGAGCTTTTCCAGAAGCTGGAGCCATCATCAGTTCGTCTTTCATCACATCGTACATTGCTCTTAACTGTTCGGCGCGAGGGTCTGCGTCTACGTACTCCATGAACTTATTATAATTTTTTTCAATAGCTTCTTCGGATGTAACTGTTTGGATAGTAAACATTTTGATAACCTTTTTTAAAGTTTAAGACAGTTGATACATAGATAATTTCTTTTGACTATTTTTCATCCACAATTCAAATAATGTTGGTGTAACAGGCTTCTTTGCTAAGACAAGGTTTGTATCTTCCAACAAACTATCTGCCTTTTTGTTATTACACGTCGAACATGCAGTAACTAAATTGTCCCATGTGGATTTGCCTCCTCTACACTCCGGCATTACGTGATCACGTGTTAAAAACTCGTTACTACGTAGTTGTGCCTTTGGTCTATTACAATACTGACATGTATAGTTGTCACGTATAAACAGATTACGTTGACTTAGTGCTGCTGACGTTCTGAAGATTTTTCTTCCCCGAACAAACATTTTTAATGCAACGATAATTGGTACTTTAAATGTTTGTCTTGGAGATCGTACTTCCAAATGTGGATGTTCTTCAACAATAACCGCCTTTCCTTCTAAAATCAAGAGTAACGCACGTTTTGACGTTATAATAGATATTGGTTCGTATGTAGAATTGAGAACAACGCACCGTGTTGTTTCAAACTCCATAAATCAATCCTCTAATTTAGTAGATTCTTTAATCAATTTATAAACATGATATTGATCCATAACATTTTTTGTTTTTTGTGCATATTCATATTCTTCTGCTTTTACAAAGATGTTAAATGCGTCTTCCAATGTCTGTAGTACTTTGTCCTTGGGTACCCACGCAAACATCGTATTATCTTCAAATCTGAACAGATACACTCGTTCTTCTTTGTCGTATAAACATCGTTTAATTTCACGAACAATATACTTGTACACCAATACTTTGTTTTCAGTTAAAAACTTGTCCCAAACGACTGCTGACTTACTTGGCAGTACGAGCATTCTTACGTCCTCTTTTTACTTTAGTCTTTGGAATCTTAGACTTTGAAACCTTTTTTGGCTTCACGATCTTAGATTCCTTAACTATAGGTGTTGACTTTTTAAGAGCTTTTTTCAAGTCAGCAATTTGCTTTGGGTCGGTTACTTCCTTGCCTTTAGAATAAACCACCCCTTCATGTTCAAAATATTCCTTAAAGTGCCAACCACGTGGTCTTGGAGTTACACTAGTACGTTCTTTCTGGTACCCTTGCGGTGGAGCAATCATTTTTTGTACACACGTTGCACACGTGACACGGCTAATATCACTTGGAACTTCCACATCTTCATTTCCACATTCGCTACAAATCAAATAATGACGACCACCCACCTTACGAATTTCTGCTTTAGATAACTTTTTGATCCGACGCTTGAGTGCCATATTATCCTCGTGCTTTCCAAAGTCTGTATTGTTTATTCCACCGAGCTTCTAGAAATTTTATTTTGTTCTTTGCCCAACTTGGAGAGTCTAATTGTTTAACGGCTTCATTCAGTTCTATCAGTTGAGCACGTGCGGCAAACAACTGTGCCAACGTTTTTGCTTCTACGATCAACTTCATAACTTTCACACATTCGGATTCAATATATTCTTTTTCTGTATCTGTTCCGAATATGCTTTTAAGGTAGTGTTTAATTTCCTCATACATTGTTCACTCCGACAAAATGTAAACACCAACCGTTGAGTGGACGTGGCGGGAATCGAACCCGCGTCCGGTGTTGCTTCCTATTAAGATTTTATGTACGTAGTTCCTTGTAAAGTTTCATTCACCGGTTGTCAAGGAACAAACTTGGATGAATATAGGACTGAAGATATCGTCAAGGTTACAGCCCATCACCGAGACTATACCACGGATCGAATGAATTAACCCTACGTGGGTCAGGTCAATTCATCAAGCTGCAATTAAGCAGCAAGGGCTAAATTATAGTTGCCAGTTAGATTTTTTTGGTCTGTTTTACCAGTTTTACCAAACTGGGTACAAAACTTAATCACCCACACCCCGTCGAAACCATGACACGCCCTAAAACAAATTATCTTTAATAATCTTAATCAACGTAAAAAACAATATGATTGACGCACCTAAAATGACCAATATAATTGGGGATAGTACAAGTGACCACGAATAATTAATATAACCTAAAGTTTTAAGTACAACTAACAACATCTCAGCTAGAATTATAACCGTCGATGGACCAAAATCAAGTATAACTCTGGTTTTCACTTCCTTCGTGGTTGCTGACATAACCATCTCCTTTTGTGGATTATCTAAATATACATATCAAACTACTAAAAGTCAAGGTTTATATATCATGTAAAGTTTTAATGTCCAAAATTTTGTACGTTGCGCGGGTAGTAGGTAATATAACTATAAATTTATCTTTTACCCGTTTGTCAGTAAGGGCTTTTCCAATCGGTGAATTTACGGTAATTTCGGTATATTCGGAGGTAGGTTCGTCTGCTATTTCACCAACAACTACTTTAAACGTTATAGTTTTATTTTCTTCTAAATGCTGCACCTTTACCAAGGAACCCAATCCAACATGCGTCTTTGATATATTTTGTAAATTAATTGCTTTATAAGAATTCAAACGATCTACTAATTGTTTTAATCTTACACTTGTGAAATACTGACGTGACACCACATCAGAAAACTCTGAATTCTCTCTGAGATCGCCTGATTCAATGGCAGTCTGCATATCATGTGGAATAGTGACGGACAATTCATATCGTAATTTACTAATTTCATTTTCTAGGTGTTCTCGTTCGTTCATAAAATATTCTCACACAAAAGACAAAATAGAAATGAGGACATATATCCCCATTTCTATTCTGATAAGTATTAGAGTTGTATTTTAAAACAACTTTTTACTTATGCAATTGTCCATTCGGTGATGGTCCGACCACGGGCAGCAGGACGCTGCGATGAAGTCATACCGGCAACCTCAAAGTTCGGCTCACGAAGAACGGAGTTAATGAAACTCAAACGAGTCCGAACCTGCTGCGGGCGAACACCCTCACGGTCAAGATAAGTATGAGCGTCATCGGCGGTAACCGTACCGGTGGAACGACGACGGGCGAGACTATACAGCCAGCTCTTCATACGGTTTGCCGTACGATCAAACTCGGCAGGAGTATACGTCTTTACGGTGAAACGACGGGTAGAATTCTTGTTGCTCATCATAACCTCTTTGTTAAGATTTTTTTGTAAGGATTGTTAGGAAATACTCACAGTATGCCTTACTCATCTGTGGTATGAGTGTAGTATAATAGTACCGCACGTAACTGTCAAGGGGTATTTTTTATACCATATTAATTGGTGAAACCGTCAACTCAAACTTCTGAGAAAGTATACTGCACTTTGTACGAATGGAATCGAGTGTGTCTTCAATATCACCATACCAAAGGTGACCAAATTTATCGGTGGTAATAACCATATTCTTCATGGAAGAACGTTCGTTGGAAATATTACCTACGGTACCAAACAACTCGATTGCCATATCTACTGCTGGCTGCACATCTTCTTCTGTGTAAAACATACGATCCTCTACTGCGTATTTTGTTGAGAAAGTGTGTTATCAATTTCTAATGTATAACACGGGAGACATAGGCACTTCGTTTCTATCATCCATTCGTCATGCTGGCGTCTGAATCCATAGGCGCCACACGTTTCACAGGTACGTACGGATTCACGTTCTATGACGTAGGTAACACAATCTACTATGTATTGTGTTTGTTTGTCAAGGGCTTGAATATTAATTCTTAACATGCCCCTATAACGTTCTATATTATTAAGTGTTATACCCGGTAGTTTGTTAAATAACGTTTGTAACTTTTCTTCAAACTTATCTTTCCAACCTTTACCAAAGTTTTCTAATATTATCATATTTTGTTTATAACGTTTTTAAACTTTTCTTTTTGGTACTTTTTCTTTTATAAGACGTAATCGTATAGACATACGTTTATAACTACGTGTTTGATAACGTATTAATACTCTTATAAATTGTAGTGTGATCACATTGTACTAAGCGCTTACTTATTCACTAAATGGAAGTTTTTTCATTTCCCGAAACATATCGGTTGCTTCCGTATTTTCTTCTATTATAGGTTCTTTTGGTGCCAACTTATTTGCTAATCTTTGTTTCTTAGCAAGATTTTCTTCTGACTTCTTTTGTGTCTTTTTAAGTAAAGACTGTAATTGTTTTTCGTTCATTATCATGAATCTTCGTCGTCCTCGTTATCAAAAAGATCTTCATCTTCTGAAAATAAATTTTTTAGTTTGTCTAACTCGTCGGAAGAAAAATATTCAGACTCATCACCACTATCACGAATTTTATTAATTAACTCGTCCAGTGTTTTTGCTGAAAATTTTCCATCGCTAGTCTTATAAATTGACGATACCCTGTCATCGTCATCTATTCTATCTACCAACGTTTCTGTCATTTTAATAAAATCAGTAAAACCTTGTGCCATTTTATTTGTAGTTTGTTCTATTGTAACTACTTTTCCTACTACACCACCGAGTCCCATATGTATCTGTTCTATTAATGTTTTTATTTTAATCATATTAGCAAATACAACAAAAACTAAAAACATACATAAAACATTAAACACGGTAGATACTACAAACACTGTTTCTACAATAGTCATGTAACTTCCTTTTGTCAAGGGGTATCAATCATCATTTTGTGGCTTTATTACTGGATAAACTCCTGAAGTCATTTTATATTCTGTTAATTCATCGGTTAATTTAGCCACTTCCATCTTTAATTCATTGGTCATTTCTACTTGGTGATAGTACTTTTCTTTCCATTCATCGAGAGATTTTTGTAATGCGTACAATTCTTCTTTGACCGCATCAAGTTCTTCGCGCAATTCTTTACGTAATACTAAATGTTCTTCCAATTTTTCCTTTTTTCTGTTGGAAAATTTGGTAATATACTGGACAACACTACCCGCAACTAACGCACCGATAGTACCAAATATTGCCGAATTGAATTCTCCAAATACATCTGAGGTTGCCATGTTGTAAGCTCAATAAGGTTACATGACCTACAAAACCTTATTTAATTTTACTAACATGTAACCTCTTTGGAAGTACAGCCTGTGTTAGATAAAAAACTACCGTAGATACGCCAATTACTACAAAGTCGTGGTTACCCACGCCGGCAGTATGACCGGCGTAGGCGCCCAAGACAGAACCAGCAAAAAATATTATTGTTGCACATAACGGATTGTGATTGGTAGAACATTCACGATTACTCATATCAAACTCCGTATGATACTATTAATAAATAGTATACGTTACTTTAAACTATCCAACACAAATCCATTGCACAACGGCTCTGCTTTCATCACAATCAACGTGTCACGAGCAGACCGACTAATACTAAGTAGTGCCGGACAAATTGCTTGTTGCCTTACCGCATCTGCTACGACTTTCTGTTGATTATACTTCTTAAGTGTTATATTTCCTGCAATAACAGCTATAACAACTCCACTATAAAACAGTACATCTTTAATAATTTTCCGACTCTTCGTCGTCATCTCCATAACCATTATCCTCGTCTACGAGTTCTATACTGTCAGTATCATCAATAATTTCAATTCCGACGATACCGTCTTGCGTCAACAAATCAGAGTTGTCAACGGCAGTATATGCGTAATCTAACGCATCTTCAGGAGATTCTCCCCATACGGTTAATTTTGCATAGACTGTGTAACGTTCTAATTTAGAATTACTCATAGGTGTCCTCCTGAATGTTTTTTTAACATAAACTTATAAAATCTGTTTGTCAAGTCTAGTTTATTTTTTTATAATTAGAGGTCTTGACATAAAACAATTTTAAGGTTATACTATATAGAAATTCTGTCTAAAAGGAACTTATGTTAAAATATTCTATTAGTATAAACATCATACTATTGATTGTAACTATAATACTGTCAATAAAATACCGAACTCGTACGAAACAAACTAGGCAATTATTCATGAGAGCGTGGTACCTAGAAACACGTCTCATAGATATATATAATCATTGTAGTGAAGAAGTTCAAGAGAAAATAGACGAGGTGTTAAACAAAATTAAACCGTTGTAAATACTACATTTGGGGATTTCAGATGCCACGGAAAAAACGAATAACCAAAAAAATATTGTTCGCCAAGACAGTTGAAATTCTCCAACCCTACTTGAATTTACGCGATTGGCGAATTATTGTACGATATTCTAGTCGGATGAAAAATACCGCAGATTGTGAAGCCTCACCAGAATATAAAGAAGCGGTCATTCGGTGTAATACCAAACAATTAACTGAACTTAGCCATTATGATGTTGTTTCTATTGCTATCCACGAAATGGTTCATTGTTTACTATGGCCGTTAACGGATTGGACAGAAACGTTATGTAAGAAAGATGAGAGTAAATTGAACATGACCAGTAAAATAGAAGAAGGAATTGTGACAAACTTTGAAAAGATGTTAGTGGTCATGGCAGAAAATATTTTAAAAACTGAACTAGCGGCACAAGGATATTCTGATATAGATTTAGTATTTACCGAATTTGAAGTACACACCGAACGTTAATGAACGGATGGCTGAGTGGCTGAAAGCAGGAGTCTGCAAAACTCTAGGAGTGATCCCGCGCCGGTTCGAATCCGGCTCCGTTCTCTGTTATATAGGAGAGAATTATGAACAACAAACGAGTATTTGTATTTTCAAGTAATATAGATGGTAGACACACGACAGGTACCGCATTACGTGCCTATGAAAACCATGGCGCTATTTACGGCGAAGGGTATGGACCACAGGGTAGTAGTTTTGCTGTTCCTGTCAAAGATGAACACTTTAAGTTTTTGCCATTAAATAAAATAAAAACCTATGTGGATAAAATGTTAAGGTACGCAGAATTAAATCCCGACGTTATCTTTCAAGTAACACAAATTGGATGTGGACTTGGCGGATACGATGATGCAGATATGGCACCAATGTTTAAAAATGCACCCACCAATTGTATCTTACCGGTGGGTTGGAGAAATTATAAGTGAAGTATATTTTATCGGATGTTCCTAAAAGATTAACAGAAACACAAGAGCATACTATTGTCAAACGGAAATGGTGGGCGGTCTTCTTGTTAATTATAGGAGGCGTCATGTTAGCAGGTCGTATTCCACACATTCCTCCGTTTATCCCGTATATGTTTTTCTTTTTTGGACACGGTGGCATGTTACATAGTTTTTGGTTGAAGCATGATCGTCCAATGGTTATTGTCAATTTAACATGGTTGTTAATTGATCTCATTGGAATTGCACGATGGATATAAAATCACCATGTCTTAAAATTTGTAAATTGAACAGTAACGGATATTGTACAGGATGCAGACGTTCAACGGGAGAAATTAAACAGTGGAAAGGTTCATCCAGTTTCGTTAAAATTTTAGTGTGGGTGAAAATATGTTGGAGACGATATCGCTCATCGTGGGAGTAGCGTCTGGAATTCTCACCGCTATTCAGTCAGCAAAAAATTTAAATGAGTTAAAAAGGAGCAAAGCATGTCTTTTTTTAACAGAAGTTGCGTTGACGTTGGACGAAGTAGTCATAAAATTTAAAAATAATGAAGTCCCGCACGGGGCATGTGAACGAATGAAACACTTTGCAATAAACATGTCCAGAGTATTGGACGGGGTATTACCACAAGATCAATTGGTAGATTATACCAATAAACTATATTACGCACATGAAATAGAAATGTTGTACAAAGATGTAATAGACGATAAGTCAAAGTTGGTGGAGTTGGAGAAAGCCGCCGGAATGTTTCATGCGGCGGCAACGATAGTCAAACTTTAAATAAGAGGTTATTATGTTAAACACGTTAGGACCAAATGATAAGATCAAGTTGTTAGGCGCATTGAAGGATATCAGTACGTCTATGTCCAGAATGGAAGCGGAAAAGGATTTACAAAAAAATGTCAAGAATGATATTTGTAAGGAGTTGGATTTAAATAAAAAGGTGTTTTCCAAACTTGCCAAAACCTATCATAAGCAGAATTTTAGTGAAGAAGTACAGCTTCACGAGGAGTATGAAAATCTGTACGAAGTGGTCACAAAGTCTACTAACCCTTAACGGAGTATTATATGATACAAGACACACTCGTAGTTGCAACATCTGCCGTAGATACCAT